TGCGTATATAAAAGGCTGTGCGGGAGACTTTAAAAGTCATGTGCTTTTATATGCGTATGTAATGGGGCTGGCTTGGTGGTTCTTTGGTGTGTTTGATTGTGTGTTTGTTAGTATCTATTTTTTTTGCCTTTTATCTCAATGCGACACCAACATACCTAAACGCGGCAAATAGCTTTTCGATAGTTGATATTGTTTTTTCTCTGTGGCTAGATTGGAACCAAGCCAAGGCAAACAGCCAAGGCAAAACCAACAAAGGAATAAAGCAATGAGTTATTACGAAAGCGCAAAAGGTATCACAATCACAAGAAAGCGAGCCGTTAAAGAAGTACTAAACCACTATGGTGATTTAAAAGAATTTTATGCTGATATGGGAATCCATAAAACTTATTCAGCGAAAGCCGTTTTAGCATGGTTAGGATATTAATAGAGGGTTTAACAATGAACACTAAAGACATATTAAGCAGCGAAGTTAAAACTGATATAGGCAACCTAGTACACCGTTTAGTCCAAAGCCATGGAATGTTCTGGGACGCTGTTAGAGCTGACAAGCCACACCGCGCTGACAAATGGTCAAAGCACATAGATGAGTTGCAAGATGAGCTAAATGATCGCTATGGGATTAAAGTGCAATAATTAGTTGCATTGGTGTAGCACTTACTAAGGTGTGAGTGCTACCACAATCTAACTAGCAAACCAATGGAGTATTTAAAAATGGTATTATGTAAAGAACTAGGCAAAAAAGAAATAATTCAACGGGTTGAAGCATATGGCCTAACGGGTTTCTATATTGATCAAACTAGATACAATTATCGAATACTTAAAAGTAGGTGGTCGCTTGATGGTTATTGGAGCGCAATGCCTATAGCTACATTCCCTAACAAACAAAAAGCAATTTTAAAATTAAAGAAGTTATAACTGTTGCATTGGTGTAATACTTACGCTAAAGTAGGTGAGTATTACCACAATTTAACCGAGGAAAAGCCATGATTAAATTTAGTAAAGCTTCAAAAATTCCATGCCGTAGTTTCTCACTACAAGCACTGACTACTTGCCCAGCAAGCAAGGATAAAAACGGCGAACTAGTCCCAGCTTGTAAGGGATGCTATGCAACTACTGGGAATTATAGATTCCCAAGTGTAAAAGCACCTCGCTTACATAATCAAGAAGATTGGAAGCGCGAGGATTGGACTCAAGAGTTTATAGCAGAACTTGATAATGATAGATATTTTCGCTGGTTTGATAGCGGTGATATGTACCACATCAAGCTGGCTGAAAAAATGCTTGATATTATGATAGCTACGCCATGGGTAAAGCATTGGTTGCCTACTAGAATGCACAAGTTTCCAAAATTCGCAAAAGTAATAGCCAAGATGCAAGCTTTGCCCAATGTGGTAGTGCGTCTATCGGGTGATGAAATTGACGGAACAGTAATAGAGGGGGAAACAACCAGTACCATTATACCTTATGCAGATGATAAAGTAGGTAAGGACACACTAGTTTGTGGCGCATACGAGAATGGCGGCAAGTGTGGAAGCTGTCGCGCTTGCTGGGATAAAACAGTCAAGGTAGTAGCATACCCAGCGCATGGGAAAAAGATGCTAGGACTAATTGCGCGGCAAGCTGCTTAACTGTTACACTATAGTATAATATACACTTAGGGAGGATTTATGCGATTTGGAAAAGCACCCACCAGAAATACAGTAAGCCAAGCGAGGCGCAGAGCAGCAGCGCAACGTCTAGCCAAGGCCAAAGAACAACAACGAAAAGAAAAGCGAGGTAAGTAGAATGACTAAACCAGATATGACTGGACGTAATTGGCAGGCTCGTATCCCGGCAGAGCTTAAGTGCATCAAGCTTGAGATTAGGGAGGAGCGAGACCGACTATTCCAGCAAGAGTTAGAGACAGGCGTTGAGCCTATACCTAGATATTTGCAATGGCTCGAGGAGGAGAGAGCCAGAGGCGTGGAATATATAGTAACTAATTTTTGAGGTATTAAAGATGCAAAAGTATAAAGATCGTGTTAAACTAGGGGTATCTCCAAGCGCAACAGTTACTACACTGTATGCTATTAGCTCGGAAGATGAACTTCAACAAATGTTAGATGAAATAGAGGTACAGGTTGAGGTAGCTCAACAGGAAATGACCGACTTACAATTTTTAGTTAAGCAATTACGCAAGTTATTGGAGGAGAAAAAATGAAGGCAAACAGCCAAGGCAAAACCAACAAAGGAATTAAGACAATGACCTTAAAAGATTATGAAAAAACCATGAATTCAATTTATTCTTTTCACCATGCCAAAGCTATGGACGCTTTAATAGCTACCAAGGAACATAAAAGTACCAGCAAAGAATGGCGCGAATTGTGGAATGAGTATAAAAACCATTCCCTAGTATGCGAGGAATTGTTTAAAATTCAAGTAAAGGATATAGTCACCCTTGTCAAAAAATATCACAATCACAAGAACGTAGATAAAAATTTAATCTTACGCGTTACGTATAATTTAGCGCACGTACTATATGCGCTCGATCATATGGAAGCAGACTGTATAGATACCCATTCGCTTATTGCAACGCTTGATGATTGTGTCGAATTGCTAGGCGAAGTGCCTGACCATATTTATTTTAGAGAAGAAGAGGAGGGATAAAAAATGGCTGATGAAATAAGATTTATGAGCTTACAGGAGCAGCAGCAGTATGCCAAAGCTTTAACGCACTGGAAACAACTGTTCAGAGACGGCACTTTATCTGATGAATTTGGTGAGCAAATAGCTGACCTTTTAGAAAGGACTGCTGCCGATATTACTGAGCGTGAGTGGATCAATATTGAATGGCACGTTGATGATGTGCTTGATATGCGAGAAGATTTGACCAAGGATCAAGCAAAAGAGGTTTTACACGAACTAAAGCGTAGCCACGATGCTTGCTTAGGTATCAACTGGGATGTGATTTTATGTACTGCTGACATCCTCTATCCAGAGGAGGAGGAGGAATGACAAACAAAGAACGTAACGAGCTGCTATGTATCATAGTAGTAGGCACAATCCTTTGGACTGCCTTGGTTATTGGTCTCTTATATGAATTTGAGGTGCTATAATGAGAAAGAAAAATTATGTATGTGATGCGTGTGGGGCTGATAACGAATACCTTATGTTCCAAGGCGAAGTCTGGTGGGATGAAGTCGATCAGGTTTGGGAAGTGGAAAGCGTAGATGATTGTGAAGCTTTCTGTACAGACTGTGAGAAAAATGTAATTCCTGCTGAGACTTTTATAGTTGAGGAAGATAAGCAGAGCAAGCTAGACTTTGGTGAATATGATGGTGATAAGATTGCCCCAAGGTTAGGCGTTGATTTGTCTTGACAATTAAGTATCAAATTAATACTTAAGTCTTGCATAAGTGTAACAGTTACCTGAAAGGGGGTGATAATATTGTATTATAAAATTTGTAGGATTTTCCTAGCTCGTATTGCCTTAGTCGAGAAAAACGGAGGCGCAAAATTAACACAAATAAAAAGGCACTACATTGAATATTAAGGCTGGAAAAATCGAGATTGCTATACACTTTGGTGGTTCAATATCTCAACTATACAAAACAAATAGACTATTTAACATAGAAAGGATACACGATGGTTATATTATCACACTGGGAGGAGTGGTTTTAATTGTCAGTTACGTTGATAAGGCTGTCTAATTTTATCGAGGAGTTTCGTAAACTGGACAGCGAGATGCAGGCTCAGACTATGTTAGCCTTGTTATATATAGCAAGACTAGATCAGACTGATAGCCCAGCAACAGTTAAGGATGTTGGAGAATACTTAGGAGTTTCAACGGCAGCAGCAAGTAGAAATGTTGCAGCTTTATCTGCATGGAGTAGGCATAAGAAGCCCGGTCATGGATTAATTGAAGCTACAGAAAACCCAGCGTTCAGATCGCAAAAGTTCATTCGTCTTACTGCTAAGGGTAAGAGAGTGATTAAAAGTTTGGAGGAAAACTATGGCAGTTTCACAAAGGGGGAGTAGTTGGCAAGCGTATGTTCGTGTTGACGGACAGCGCATTCGCAAAAGCTTCTCCACTAAGGAAGATGCTACTGTATGGGAGGCGTTGGCAAGGCAGGCCATAACACATGGCAAGCCTGTCCCGAATGTGGGGTCTAGCGTCACTGAATATCCTTTAAGTAAGGCAGCAGATAAATGTTATACAATGTTTTGGAAAGGCGGTAAGAGTGATGAAAAAATGGTTGGATATATTCGCCTCTTGGTTAATCATTTTGGTACTAGGTTTCCTGTCACTGGCTTCACTACTCAGGTGGTCGATACCTATATACTAGACCTAAAAGAAAAGGGTAACTCTAACGGCACAATCAACCGAAAGCTATCATGCTTAAGTAAGATACTTAAGTACGCTAAGGAACTGGGTCATATGAGAGAGCTACCTGTGATTCATAAGCAGAAAGAGGGTGTGAATAGGATACGCTGGCTCACCAAACCTGAAGAGTTTAGCATCATAGATCTACTCCATAGCTGGGGTAAGTTCGATATAGCGGATGCTGTTGTGGTTTCTATTGATACTGGTATCAGGTTCAGTGAGCTATCAAGGATACAAGCAAACGATGTTGTACCCGATGGATTGTATATCGGCCTGACCAAGAACGGAGAACCAAGGCTAGTCCCCTTAACTAAACGCGCTCGTAAAACTTTGGAAGATCGTATCAGCTTAATCAAGTCTAGTCAGACTAATGATCAAAGATTGTTCCCGAACTTTACAAGGGACTTTCACAGAACAACTTGGGATAGAGTGCGTACCCATCTTGAACTTGAGGATGTTGTATGGCATACGTTTAGGCACACCACTTGTTCGAGGTTGGTGCAAGGCGGAGTACCACTTACTCATGTTAAGGAATGGATGGGTCATAAGACTATCACGACTACCATGAGGTACGCTCACCTAGCACCAAAGCATCTACAGGAGATGGTAGGTGTACTTGAATAAATGTTGTGGCCTTACTTGTGGCCTAAGTGCGGTTGTGGTGGAATTGGTATACACAAGGGACTTAAAATCCCTCGCCTTTTCAATGGCTTACGAGTTCGAGTCTCGTCAACCGCACCACTTAAAAAGTTCTGTAGTTTTATTACACAGGTGCAACAACCACTATTCATCATATAAATAAAGGGTTCACCAGTTAATTCTGGTGGCCTACCTAACTGTTACACTGGCGTAGAGACTTTATGCTT